CTTAGCCATTACTGGTTATCGTCAACGCACTCTAGCTCGATAACGGCTGAAGTCTGTTTGTAGGACTGGCCCTTGATGCGGAGGACTTGGCCGTTAACGGTGAACTTCTTACCTTCGCCCAGGGAGGCGATAGGAACCCCTGCAGCCAAGGTGGCGACCTGACCCCCTACCCGGCCATCAGAAGCCGTCCAAGGGGCCGTAGCGGCGGCGAAACGCACCGTCCACATCTTCTGGTCAACGAAGCCCCCAGAGTCGAACTTAGGGGTGTTCATCGGGCGGGACAGTCCGACGAGGAACAGGTTAGCGCCGACCGTAGCCGGGACACCGATATCAGCCAGGAGAGACTGAAAGTCGGGGAGAAATGTATCGTAAATGCTCATGTGTTGGGAGGGTGAGGAATTGGAGATACAAAAAAGCCCCCATTGCTGGGGGCTGTCTTAGGCCGTCAGCCCAGATTAGGCGCTGTAGACGGAGGCGATCGTACCAGTCGTGATGCCCTTGTTCGCACCAAACATCAGTTCCATGGAACCAACGAGGTTACGAGTGGTGGGGTCAGACCAGACGTTGTAGTAGACCGAGATGCCGAGACCTTCGATCGGGACGACTTCGCTCACGAGGAAGTCGCTGCCGACGTTCTCGAAGGAAGGGGCCGCGCTCGCCAGGGCGATGGCTTCGGAACTGCAGGCGAAACCAGAGAGGTTGGCCTCAGAGGGGAAGAGGTTAGCGTAGAAAACGCCACCGTCGAAACCGTAAGCACCAGCCGAGAGAGGCAGGCCAGTCGTGGAGGTCGGGATAAGCTGGGAGTAGATGCCCGGGTTCACGATCAGGGTCTTGCGACCAGCCTTGGAGACGCCAGCCCAGAGAGCGCGGAGCTGAGCAGAGCCAGGGGTAACAGTCGAGTCAGCACCGGTGACGGTGGCAGCGCCGAAGTTAGCAACCGTGATAGGAGCAGTAGCGGCGGCCCAGATGGAGTCGGCCAGCTTGTCCATGTTGATTTTCAGAATCTTCTCCAGACGGATGCCGTTCTGGATGTCAGCGTAGGAGAGACCGAACGGCTGGTAGAGGTGGGCCATCGTAACGGCAGTCGCACCGAGGGTGGACGCGCCGATGCTGTTGAACGAGGTCGGGTTGGTCAGCGTGGTGCTGCCAGCGGTGGAGAGAGCCACCTGAACGACGTCCATCGGGCGCTTCACATCAGACGAGAAGTCGGAGGAGAAGTTAGCGAGGCCGGCGAGGCGGTTCGAGAGGGACGTGAGGCTGAGTTCGGCGACGGTATCGACGATCAGAGCGCTGTTGATGGTGTTAGCCATGATGTGTTATATTTGGGGGTAGAGATTATTTAGCGGAAAAGAGGACAGCCTTGTGCTTCTTGAAGAAGGCGCGGCGTTCAGCACCGACAGGCATCGCGGCATACTGCTCGCAGATGGAGCCGACAACAGCCTGGGCGACAGGAGCGGCGACAGGGGCCACGCCAGAAGAGGCGAGAATGACCGCGGCTTCGGCACTGCCGGTGGCCTTGGAGGCTTCGAGTTCGGCAATCTTAGCGTTAGCGTCAGCGAGGGCAACTTCCAGCTCCTGAACCTTTTGGTCCTGGGAAGCGGCGCTCACCTTAGCGGCGTCAAGTTCAGCGGACACGTCAACGACAGAGGCTTCGACCGTCTTGCGGAGGTCGTCGCGTTCGGCGGTAAGGGAGACGACAGCGGCCTCGGCGGCCTTGAAGCGTTCTTCGATGGTCATATACTATTGCGGGGTGGGTAAGGTTATGCGTCTTGCTCGAAAGCCACGAGGGCTTCGGCAAAGGATGAGGCAAGGCCGGTGATCAGGTTCTTGTTGGCGGCTTCGCGGCCAGTGAACACTTGGCCTTCCATGTCGTCGCGGCTCGCCATCGAGCGCTTACGGAGGACCGTCTGCTTGAACTCTTCATGCATGGCTTCGATGGTTTCGTTTTCCATCTCGCGCATCTCTTCGGTGTAGCCTTCGCCTGCAATGTTCGGGGCCTTGTATTTACCAGAGCGGAACACCTCGACCTTGATGCCCATGTTCTTGAAGGCTTCTTCGTAGGACTCGTCTACGGCGATCACACCTATCGAACCCACGACCGCCGAGGGGCTGGCATAAACGTAGTCAGCCTGGGAGCCGGTGTAGTAAGCGCCAGATGCCATGAGCTTGCGGGCATAGGACATCGTAGGCAGGGGGATGCTGGCAATCTTGTCGGCCAGTTCGGGCGTACCGACCACCGTGCCACCGGGGGAATCAATTTCAAAGGCGATGCGCTTGACCGCAGGGTTAGCGAGCATCTCGTCGATAGCGTCGCTGATGTCGCCCATGTCCGAGGCTCCGGTCATCTTGTCGAACTTGGTCAGGCCCATAGCAAGGAAGCCCTGCACAGGGATTACTGCCGTACCGCCCTGGGTAACGTAAGGCTTAACGATTGGGTTAAAGAACATATCGAGCACGCCGTCGATAACGCCGTACTTCTCGGCGTACTTCAGATGGTTCGCGGCCTTGATCGGGTCGCAGAGCATCGGTTCACCGGACAGGCCATCAATAATACACTTCATGGGGTAGAGGGGGGAGGAGGTAGGTCGAGGTTATCGGCAACGTCAGTCGGAGTCTGGCTGGACGCCTGTCCCTGCTGTAGCCAGTTGAACTGCGATTGATAAAGCATCCAAAGCGGCAGGCCACGGTCCTTGGCTTTCTGGACGCGCTTCTCAGCTTCGACCGCTAGGGCTTCCAGCGTGTCGTCAAAGGTGACGCCCTTCTTGCCTAGGATGGCAGCGGCGGTGGTCAGACCCATCTGCAGGTCGGCGCGGTCTTGAGAGGCTTCGCGGCCAGCGTCCACGGTGATGTCGCGGGGAGTGATCCATGACTTGCGGTTGAAGTCCGGGTCATCGGGAATCTTGCCCTTGGCGATACCGTCAGCGATAACGAAGTCGTACACGCGGTCGAGGGAATCGATGAGAATGGATTGCCATTTTCCGGCCCATCGTGACACACGCCCGGCGACCAGTCTTACTGAACTGCCGCCGAGAACCCCCGGCGTCACCTGATACTCGTAAGGGAGCAGTCGGACAATATCTCTCTCGATGGCGGTCATCATTCCCATCCACGCAGCTGAGGGGCGAGTCTGAGCCAACTGGGTCAGGTCCTCGTTGGTATCGACGACCAGCATCTTGCCACCCATCTGGCTGGCAATCTTCTCGCATGAGTTAGCATCGCCAGAGAACTTGGCGGCTGGGTCGTCTTGCAAAACGCCACCCTGTTTTTTCAGAATTAGAGTATGATCCGCCCCTGTGCGGGCTGCGCGAACCTCCAAGGAGAAGACTTCTAGGTGGTCCTGGACTGAGTTCAGGCTGGATTGAAGCACAGCGTAACCGCGCACAGCTGAGGGGCGGTCGTACTCCATAATCTGGAGCATGGCCGAGGCAGGGACATAGCGGTCCTTGCTGGCGTCGCCAACATATACATTCCAGCCAGTGATTTCACCAAAGGTTCCAAGATAGGCTCCGTCAACGTTAGCGTTATTGAACGCATCGCGAGGAGTTCCGACGCGGTGGGCTTCCAGAATCTGCACGGCTGGAACCCCAGTCTGCGGGTCGTTAGTCAGGATGCCCCATGAATCACCGTCGATGATGGCCCCGGACATCCACATCGATTGCAGTTGTCCCAGATTGTAGCGCCGGGTCAGATCGCAACGGACAGACCAGTCGCGGAAATACTTATCGTAGGCCGCAGCGGTGTTGGGGTTCTTAGCCAGGGACTGAGCCATGAGGCCGTCACCAACAGAGATTAAAACAGCCTCGTCCACGCACTGCTTGTAGATGGGACTATTACGGACAGCCCAGCGTGACTTCGCCATCATGGCCGTCCGAGTCGCAGAGTTTACCTCAGTGCGCTGGTCAGCCACCCCGCCGATGAACAGCATACGGCGAGCGCCGGACTGCGTCGTACTTGCGAACTGCGAGTAGGATGCCGAAGGCTGACTCTTAGGAGCCTTGGTTTTCTTGGCTAATTTCTTGGGGGGCATTAGAGGTCTACGCGGTTATCCCAGTTTACCTGGATAGAGGTATGAGCACCGCCATAGAGCGTCGGCGATATGCGACTGAGCGCGTAATTGATTTCCAGAATCCGCGTGGCGGGAGGAAGCCCAAATTGTTTATTCACACTCGTACCGGAGTCAGAGTACGACGTGACAGCCAGTCCAAGGTCGGCTAGGGCCTGTGCCTTGTAGGCAAGCAAAGTCTCCTCTGGAACGCCGACATAGATGCCTAGAGCCATATAACTATTGGGGGGCAAGTAAGGTTTGAGGCTCGTCCCTGCCGATCAGCCCCCAGCGCGCGGCGATGAGCATCCCAAGCAACTCACAGTCTAGGGCGTGGTTGTGCTTAACCCCTTGGCGTAGTCGCCAGATAGGCTTACCCGCTTCCTTTACCCTCACCTCCGAATCGAGCTGGGCGATATACTCCGGCAGGGCATCACGCGCAAACGTGAACACCTTTCGCGCGCGCGTACCCCAGAATAAATCCTTACCGCTCAGATTCGACCACACGACCAGAGACGTGGGGTTGCGTACCCCCGGCACATGAATAGCCGTCGGCGTGTTGTAGAAGCGACGCACCGCGTCACCGGCCTTCGTCTTGACGTTGAAATACTCCTGGCCTGAACCCTTGGCACACTGCCAGCCGCGCGCGGCGCACTGCTTGTAGACTTCCTGCGTGGAGTTACCGTCACCAGAGTCTACCATGACAAGCTGCGGGTGGACGCCGTGCTTGGCCGATAGTGCGTCTAAGCCGCTCCAATCCGTCAGGCCGTCGGTGCTGTTAACCTTGCCGAACCAGACCAGACGGCTGTGCCCGGTCCGACTCCACTGGCGCAGGACGACCCAGAAGTGGTCCCCTTGACAGTCTACGGATTGAGTCAAAAACTTAACCGAGCCTTCAGGGGCGTCGGCCTTGTCCACGATTTGACCGCGTGGGCCAATGTAGGCCACGGCCTCCCAAGGGTCTGCCATCGCGTAATCCGAGGACTCGGTGCTTACCACCATTGACGAGGTATCGTCTGACCAGGGCTGGGCGAGGTACTGGGTCTTAAACAGTTTCCTCGGCGTCAGGTCACCCAGCTCAGCGACCTCCTTAGCCTTGATCATGTCCACGGCCAAAGACCCCCAGCTGGTACTAGCCAGAGCGTTGACGTGTAGCCCGACATACCCGGCCTTCTCGGCCCTGCCTGTAGCCACAAACCCAGCGCCGCGCTCAACCTCGTTGCAGGTCGTCCGCACCTCGTCGTTGTCCTCAAGCCTGACCTTGCACTTCGAGCACTCATAGGTCGTGCCGTTCTGCACGGCCTCAAGGTCCCAGCCGTCAATCCCCTTAGCACCTTCGGGGAATCGAATGTAATCCCAGAGGAACGGCTGCCGATGCTGGCACGTCTCGACCGGGCAGACGAAGTGCCACTCCCTCTGGTCGGTCATCAGGTAGAACTTCCAGAACTCAGCGCCTTG